AGAAGTGGGGTCGAATTGGTAATTGCAGTGTTGATGGTCGTTTGTCTTGGGTTGATGCGCAACGCTTGTTTGTCGAAACGCTAATCCGCGATGGTGAGGTGCTTGTTCGCCTTGTGAAGTATCCGAACGAGTTTGGCTTCTCGCTTGAATTCATCGAGTCTGATTTGCTTGATGAGGAATACAACGTCCTTCTGTCAAATGGTAATCGCATTCGCATGGGTGTTGAGCTTGATAAGTTCAATCGTCCTGTTGCCTATCACCTGTTCACATCGCATCCGGGTGACAATCAGTCCCAATGGATGGGCAGAACTTACAACCGAGTTCCTGCCGACAAGATGATTCATTGCTTCCTGCCTGAACGCGCAATGCAAACTCGCGGCGCGCCTTGGATGGCTCCAGCAATATCAAGTCTGAAAATGCTTCATGGTTATCGTGAGGCTGAACTTGTTGCGGCTCGTGTTGGCGCAAGCAAGATGGGTTTCTTCACATCTCCTTCTGGCGATGGATTCCAAGCTGATGATCTGGATAACAAAGTGCCGATCATGGAAGCAGAGCCGGGGACTTTCCATCAATTACCTGAAGGTGTGAACTTTCAGCAGTTTGACCCGACCCACCCGACAAGTGCCTTTGCAGACTTTGAGAAGGCTGTCCTGCGCGGCATTGCTTCTGGTCTTGGTGTTTCCTACACCTCGCTGGCAAATGATCTTGAGGGCGTTTCCTATTCGTCAATTCGTCAAGGAACGCTTGAGGATCGTGACCAGTGGAAGGTTGTTCAAGATTTCTTGATTCAGCACTTCGTTGACCCGGTTTTCAGGCACTTTCTGATGACAATCATGGAAAACGGAACGATCAACATTCCTGCGAGCCGATTCGACAAGTTTGCAGATGCAACCGTGTTCCGCGCTCGTGGCTTCCAGTGGGTTGATCCGCTGAAAGAGATGAACGCCGCTGTGGTTGGTATCCAGAACGGCATCCTCAGTCTTCAGGACGTTGCGAACCAATATGGTCGAGATGTCGAAGAGACGTTTGACCAGATTCAGGCTGAGAAAGAAATGGCGGCGGCTTACAACATCAGCCTTGCCTTTGAGCCGTTTGGTCAGAAATTGCCAACGCAAGCGCAAGTAACTGATGCTCCTCCAGAGCCGCAACGAAGCGAACAGGTCATCAACATCAATCCTGATTTCACAATCAAGAGCGATCCAATGGAACTCAATTTGAAAGTTGAGAGCCAAGGGAAATCTCATAAAAAAACGATCAAATTGATTCGTGAGAATGGTATTGTTGTCGGCGCAGAAACTGAAGAAACAGAGGATGAATAATGGCTATCACATCAGCAATTTGTAACTCATACAAGCAAGAAATTCTTGAGGGAGTGCATTCTTCTTCTGATACCTACAAGATTGCATTGTTCACAAGTTCTGCAACGCTTGATGCATCAACAACAGCATATTCTGCGACAAATGAAACAAGTGGAACAGGATATTCAGCAGGGGGTGCAACACTTGCAAATTTTGCAAGTGGATTAAGCGGGTCTACCGCTTACATCACTTTTGATGATGTTGTATTTTCTGATTCGACAATCACAGCAAGAGGATGTTTGATTTACAACTCAAGCAAATCAAATAAAGCTGTTGCTGTTTTTGACTTTGGCTCTGATATTGTTAGCGTCTCTGGCTCATTCACAATTGATTTGCCATCTGCTGGAGCATCAAGTTTGATCAGGATTGCATAATGTCAACAATTGTCACAAGAGAAGGCAAAGGTTCTGAGTTAACTCATGCAGAGGTTGATTCAAACTTTACAAACTTGAATGCTGACAAAGCTGAAACAAGTTCTCTGTCATCTGTTGCTACAAGTGGTTCTTATAACGATCTTTATAACAAACCAGCAATTCCAACAACATTGACTGATCTTGGAATTACAGACGGATCAAATGGTCAATTTTTATCCACTGATGGAGCTGGAAATTTTTCGTTTTCAGATGCTGGTGGCGGTGGTGGAGGTGAATATGTTTTGTTTGGAACATATACATCAATTTCTGCTTTGAATTCAGCACTGTCTTATAATGGGAACATTGGGAATTATAAAAAAATAAAAATAGACATAAAAATGGTGAGGACAACATATTCAACCACACCTATCGGAATCATGTATTTACAAGCGATAAATAGTAGCAATACTGCTATTTATGGCTCTTCTAGCATGAAATTTTTTTATTCCACTGGTTTATCATATGCCAATTATCTTAATTATACAGCTTTATATATTGATCCTCCAGTGAGTTCAAATTATAATCATCGGCATGGATATATTGAACTCAATGCAGTAGGTTCAACATTTAATTCTGCAAGTGCTGTTGTTACGCGCTCTGAAATGCATGGCAATTATTATTCAAGCACAATTAGCACATCGCAAGCGTATTATGCAAACATTGCATTTTGTCACTGTCATATTCCCGGTAGCGTAAGTGGATTCACGTTTAATGCCGCTGATTTAGATTTTAATGAATTTGATGTGTGGGTGAGAACATGATTAATTCATATACTTTTGATGGAAATGAGGATTTTGATTTAATTGTTAAATTTAATGATACAAGAATTTTGAGATCAATTTTGTTTGAAGAAGCTGATATTGAAATCAATAAACTTGATGACGCTGGTTTAGATTCTTCTGCTTGGAGATCATATCGTCAAGCATTGCGAGATGTCACAAAACAAATCACATCTGCTGATTCTGAAGTTATATTTCCAGAGAAACCACAATGAGTCGTTATGTTGAATCAGGTTATTGGGCAATTGGCTATGCAGAAGGAGATTCTGTTAGCGCAAGTGTGCCAATTTCAGGGATTGATTTAACATCTTCTTATGGATCAATAAATTTATTTGTCAATGATCAAATAATTGTTGGTGGCGTTTATTCAACAGCTTCAATTGCAACAATAACAGCAATCGGAGTTCAAAACTCATTTTTTGCTTTATCTGGTCAGCAACTAAATTCAAATCAAGGAAGCATTTCTGCTGTAGGAATTCAAAACGCGCTGTATTCTGTATCTGGCATTTCTTTGTCTGGATCGATTGGTTCCGTTGTTGGAATCGGTGAATACAATGGAATTGCGAATGTTTCAGGAATAGCAATAAGCATTGCAATTGGGACAATAGTAACGGCAACAACAAGAATTGCAAATATTTCTGTTGAAGGTATTTCTGCAAATGCATCGTATGGCAGTGTTATTGCAAAAATTCCATCATCAGAGCAAAGCAATGGTTTTATAAGTAGAAAACGCAGAACAAATTTTTATATACCAAATGAGTATTTAAATGCAAGTTTTGATGCCTCGGTAAAAATTGATGGAATCATTGCGAAATCAAACATCAAAAAAATAACTGCTTTTGGTGTTGTTTCAGCGAAAATCAACATTGTTTCACTTGAAATCAGTTCAAATTTCAAAGGTGTTAATTCCAAGGTAATCATTAACCCGACTGATGAAGAAATCATTTATTTGATGGTGGCATAAATGGCAACTCCAACTGAAAGCATGAAAGAAGAAGCACAGCGCGGTCTTAATTGGCGGCGTGAATTTGGTCGTGGCGGCACTGAGGTCGGCATCGCAAGAGCGCGAGACATCGTGAACGGCGCGAATCTGAGCGATGACACGATTGGGCGCATGGTTTCTTATTTCGCTCGTCATGAGGTTGATAAACAGGGCGAAGGCTGGAGTCCCGGCGAAGACGGTTATCCATCGAACGGACGCATTGCGTGGGCTTTGTGGGGTGGCGATGCTGGACGCACTTGGGCTGACAAAGAATGGGCGCGAATCCAAGCGAATCGCTCCTACGATGAACGTCCATATCCAAACGAACACGCCGCAAGACTCAAAGACCCGGCTCAATACGATTCATTTGCTCGCAAGAACAATGAAGGCGGCGATGGCATCGACTTTATTTATGGAATCAAATCTGGTGTAACAGAACTCCAAGCAATTCGGTTCAATAAAGACAAGTTCACAGCATCTGAGGCTCGTGATTGGCTTGAAAAGCATGATTTCAAACCAATTGAATTTGAGGAAGCAACGGGGAGAGATATGGAAATTTCAAACGATTTTGGCGAGGCTTGTCCGTTGCCGATCATGAATGGCGAAGTCAACATGGCTAACCATTTGATTTGCATTGAACAAGCGAATCTGGGGCCTGCCGATCCTGCGAACCCCGGTTCTTATTGGGATGATCTCGCTGTTGTTTGGCTTGTTCCAGTTGATCAGGCTAAACAAAGGCAATGTCAAAACTGCGCTTATTACGAGAACACGCCGAAGGTTTTGGACTGCATTGCAAATGGTCAAACCATCCTTGCATCTGATCTTCCTGTTGAGCCGAAATGGACAGATGTTGGCGATCCATCAGGGTATTGCGTAAAATGGGACATAACCTGCACAAGCATTCGTTCGTGCGTAACATGGGAGTCACCAGAAATGGAAATGACTGAAACAAATCAAGAAGAAGTCGCAATTCAGGATATTCCTGAACGCAAGGGTGATGCAAAGTTCACTCGCGCAGATGCGATGGAAGTTGAAATCAAAGATGAACGCCGAGTGCAGATGAGTATTTCGTCTGAGGCTCCTGTCTCTCGCTCTTTTGGCGATGAGATTTTGGTTCACTCTGCTGAAGCCATTGATCTGAGTTTTCTTAACTCGGGTCGCGCACCTCTCCTGCTTGATCATGATCCTGAAAAGCAGATTGGTGTTATCGAATCCGTTAGCCTCGATGCGGAGGCTCGTAAGTTACGAGCCAATGTGCGTTTTGGTAAGAGCGCACTTGCTTCAGAGGTCTACGGTGATGTTGCTGACTCCATTCGTGGGAACGTGAGCATTGGTTACTCGATCAGCAAAATGGTCAAGTCTGCCGATGGTCGCTCTTTCCGCGCTACGAGTTGGCGACCGATGGAAGCCTCGATTGTTTCGATTCCTGCCGATGTCACGGTTGGAGTTGGTCGTTCGATGGAAGAAATCGCCTCTGAAGCCGAGGTGGAAACGCCTCAAGTGGTTCTGACCGAGACTGTTGACGAACAGCGAAGCGAAGAATTGCAAATTACCGAAACCCCTGCCGAGGAAGTGACGCAAGAAGTCCAGCCCGAGGCTACCGAAAGGAAAATTGAAATGTCTAACGATGTGAATGTCGCCGTTCAATCTGGCGCTTTTGACGCCCCTGTTCAGCAAGCCGCTGACATTGGCATGAGCCGCAAAGAAGAGAAATCCTATTCTCTGCTTCGCGCCATCAACGCTTTGGCAAACCCCTCTGACCGCGCCGCACAACGTGCCGCCGCTTTTGAACTTGAGTGTTCTGAGTCGGCTCAACGTGCCTATGGTCAGTCTGCCCAAGGCATCTTGGTTCCCGCTGAAGTTCTGCGCTCTTGGAGCCAGCGTGACCTGAACACCTCTGACGATGCTGGTCTGGTTCCCCAGAACTATCGTCCCGGTGACTTCATCGACGCACTGCGTAACGCTTCCAGCGTGATGCAAGCTGGCGCAACGATGTTGACTGGTCTGTCTGGCACTGTGAAGATTCCCAAGAAGACTGCCGCTTCGTCTGCTGGTTGGTTTGCTGAAGGTTCTGCCGCTTCCGAAAGCGAAATGACCACTGGCTCCATCACCTTGTCCCCGAAGACCGCTGGTGCTTTCACCGACATCAGCCGCAACATGATGATGGGTGCAAACCCATCGATTGAAGCTCTGGTTCGTCAAGACTTGGCTGACAGCATCGCTACCGCTTTGGACTTGGGTGCTTTGGCTGGCTCTGGTTCTTCTGGTCAACCCACTGGCATCAAGAACACCAGCGGCATCAACACGCCGACCAACTTT